ACCAATTGCTCATCGGTCATGTCCAAGCCATCTGCATCGTGGCTGAAACCCATTTTGCTCATAAACAAAGTGGCGTTGTCTTCCATGTTTTCTACATTTACTTCAGCCATATCAGCCTCCTTTATCGGCGCGTCTGTGGGCGCATTGATGTCATTGGCGCGATTGGACGTGCCTGTGGGCGTGTTAATTCTGGACGTGCCTGTGGGCGCATTTTAGGTGTATCTGGAGCCAGACGCGGTAGAGCCTGCTGTTCTTCCATCAGACGCTTGAAGTAGGCTTCCTGTTCCAGCAACTCACGTTCTGCTGGTGTCGTAGTTGAGCCAGAAGATTCCATCATAAGTTGGTCTGGGGTAATCAGGCCGCTCTGTACAGCCGCAGCATACTCCACTGGGGTCATTTTCTCAATTTCGAGATCACTAATTGCGCCACCATTTAGACTGTCCGTAGCGGCCACGTTAGGTTCAAATATCTCGCGCTCACGATCACTAATTGCGCCACCATTTAGACTGTCCGTAGCGGCCACGTTAGATTCAAATATCTCGCGCTCACGATCACTAATTGCGCCACCACCTTGGATGCGCTCGCCGATCGTCATCAATTCAATCGCAGATTCCTTAGTCATATTACCGGGGGTAATGCTTTTAATGTACTTCATAAGCAATTGGTAGTCTGGGTTTTCATTTATATTAGGCATTACGGCCTCCTGTTCTATTACTAATTTGCGGTTACCTTAACATCAATTGATTAATTTGCTACCTAATAGATGGTTTTTGGAGATGGTCTTGGACTAGCAAGCCTTTTTTGTCTGTCTCTGTATATCCGAAACGATTCATCAATTTGGTCTATGGTTATGTTGGGCATTGACCTTACTAATTCTGGCAGGAAGTTATCTTGCCAATACTCATACATCGGGCCTGCGTAAAGTATTGCGTTTTCGTCTAAATTTTTATTTGCTGGTATGGGTTCCACATCAACTTGCGGTATGACCACCTTACCCTCATCGTTATCATCGGTGGCTGAATATGGATCATATACACCACTGCCCAATCCGCCAAGGCTGGGGTCCAGCAGTGGGTCTTGGCTGTCGTTACCATCGGATTGCTCTGCGTTTACGACAGGGGCAGTAGGCTCTTCTATATAAGGCATAAACGTACCGTTTTTATTATACCCTAAGTAGGTGTTGCCATCTTCACTCATTTCTGGCGTTGCGCCACCATCCAATGCAGCTTGATGCTGATCCATATTTGCGCGTCTGGCGTTAATGCCGCCCTGAAGCGCCAAGTTGCCAATGAAACCACCAATCCCCGGAAGAGCCAAGCCCGGTAATAAAGAGGTAAAATATTCTGCTTCGGACGGTGCGATATTCTGAAGCTGCGACTGCCTTGCCAGCGCACGGGTATAATCTTTGTTGGACATTCCACCTTGCTCTAGTGCGGCGTTGTTGGCGAAGTCATCAGCTACGCCGTAGACGTATTGCTTTACACCAGCTTTGTTGGTGACGTAGCCGCCGCCAGTGAGTGATCGCCCAGTTTTTTCTTCGATCAGGTTTCCGCCAATGTATTTCGCCCCATCAAAAGGTTTAAGAAGATTGGCCAAATTTTCTTTTGGGCTGTTTTTTTGTTTTTCGAAACTTTCTATATCATCAGTGTTAAATATTCTGTCGTCTCTGTTAGTGTTAGTGACGTTGATATTAGATTTGTCTGGTATATTGTAAAAAGCGCCTGCTTTATAAGGAACTTTTGTGTAGTTGTCTTTACCCTGTGAGGTATTCATTAAGACACCGTCTTGGTATTCCATATTATCGTTGGGGGTAAAAATGTTGGCAAGTCTTTCTTTTAAACTATTGCCAGACTTCTCTGTGTTGTCATTACCCGGGGTATTAGCTGCACCGACACCAAAACACATTATACCATCTCCACTTGCTGCTGTTGCTGTTGCGGTTGCTGCGGCTGTTGCTGTGGCTGTTGTTGCATCATTGCCCCTAGCGCGCCTACCCCAGCGCCTCCTGCGCCCATGCGCTGCTTAATCTCCATGACCTTGTCTATCAGGTACTGGTTCATATCCATAACTTGTTCGCCCTGCGGAGCGCCCTGCGGAGCGCCCTGCGGAGCGCCCTGCGGCCCACCCGCTTGGGGTGTGCCTTCCTGTGGTAACCCGCCAAACGCTTCGGGGTTAATTGGCGGCAAGTTATAGGATTGTGGGGTTTGCATTCTTCATTGCCTCCATCTGGATTTTAGCTGCATTCTTTTCACGCTCTAGCTGCAACTCTGCCTCCAGCTTCATTATCTTGGCCTGCATGTCTTGCTGCGCCTTGGCCGCGTCGATCTCCATGTCCTGACGCGCTTCAGCCTGCTTGATCTCAATGCTTGATCTCGCCTTGGCCTGATCCGCCTCAATCTGCGCCGTTGTACGGGCCTTGAGGGCTTCCGTTTCAAGCTGCGCTAACTGCTGTGCATATTGCAGCGGATTGCCCTGATCTTGGCCCTGCTGTTGGCCACCAGTCAATGCTTGGATTTGCTTCATCTGTGGAGCTGCCTGCACAACTTGCGCGGCCCTCTGGCTGATTAGGCGATCCATCTCTGGGTCAATAGCAGCAAACTTGAAGTCTGGGTCTTTGAAGTTTGGCAGTGCTGGCATTTCGATATTAATGCTGGCCTCCATTCTCTGGCGATACAGAAGCGCAATGTGTTCAGCAATGTGGGCAACCAACACAGGCTGCATAGCCGCCGCACCGGGATTACCCGCCAGTGATGGGTCTTGCAGAAACTGCATGTGAACCGCAATGTGAGATTCGTGATCCTGATCTGGAAAGGCGCGAATTGGCTTGCCATACAGGACGCTCATGTTCTCATCAATCGGGTCCATCTGAACAGCGTCTTCAGGCTTCTTCAGTATTTCATCGATGTTGGGAATGCGGATAGCTTCGTACATCCGCTTGTATGCTTGGTACAGGTCGTGGAACTGCGGCGCTGATCGTGCCATTTCCAAGACAGCTTGGGCCTGCGCGATGCGCTGGGCTGTCGAGAAGATGTTTGGATCAGACACTGGGACAATGTCGATCCTGTCATCAAAGTCGGAACGATAGATAACCGCCGCAGCTCCAGCCTGCGAGAAGCTGAACTCATCGGGGAGATTCTCAGCGTTCAGCCCCGCAAGGAGTTTAAATTCTTGTCCCTGCGCGTAGTGAAGACGCTTGTGGATCGCGCTGAATGCCTTGGAGCCTTGCTCAATTAGGGCAACCGTAGAGCCGACTGGGGCATTGGGATTTACGTCACCAATGTTTAGGTCTGCCGTGCTGGCAAAACGCTGGCCTGCATCGACCATGTAGCCAAGCAGATTAAACAGGGAACCTGACGGCTCCTTAAACGGCAGTGGCATGATGGCCTTGTTCACGTCATCCACGGTGCTGTCGAGGTCAACAAATTCACCGGGGCTGATCTGCATGTCGCCGCCCTGAACACGGCCACGCAGCTTAAAGCCACCCTGCATGTTTGAGAAGGCTGCACTGTCTAGCAATGCGCGCAGCGATCCTGTCGCCGCTTTGCCCAATCCACCGATCATGTGGTACAGGCCGAAACCGTAGAAGCCTAATCCCGGTAGGAACTTGTACGAAACAAACCAATCGCGGCGCTTCTTTTCTTCGTCGTCTTCTTTCCAGTTACGTCGAACTGATACTACGTTCTGGTTTTCATAATCAATTGTGATCACATATGGGATTGCAACTGCGTTGTCATCGTCATCGTCATCGTCCATTTCCTCGCCGTCAATGCCGTCGAACAAATCATAGACGTGCATTTCGAGCAGTGTCATCACGTCATCGTTGCTGTCATCGTACTGATCAACGCCCTCGATTTCACCGACCACATCGCCTGACGGGTCAATGTTATCGCCCGAACCATACGTTGTCGGCAGGTAGTATCCGTTCTTGACGTACCGATTGAAGTCATTCTTCGGCATTCGGATGACGTGGGTGTAGCGTGGGCTGGTGTATAAATCTTTGCTCTCTGGAGCCACGACGAAGTCTTCAGCCTTAACAAACGAACTGCACTGGCGGTCTAGGTTGGCATCCCACCAAACCTTCTTAAACGTGTGGCCGATCAGCGGAAGGTGAAACAGCATCTGATCCAGATCAGGGAAATACTCAGGCATTTCCTGCGTGATCTGGTAGTTCATAAATTCTCTGACCCTGCGGCCCTGCTCTTCGACTTTCTCATCTGGATCGCCAATGATGACAGATTTGACTGGGCCACCTGACGGGTAAAGCTCTGCGATTGCCTTGGCGTTAAACTGTGTTGCGGCTTCAGCAATCAGTGGGTGGACAACAACAGACAGGCCGCGTGTCGCTCTCTCAGATTCGCCCTCATCCATTCCGCCGTCTGGGTCTAGGGTGCGGAGGCCATCCTTGTAACGCTCCTCCCACTCTGATCTAGCTTCGCGGTCATTCTCGTAAAAGCTGACCAGCTCACGCGCCTTTCGGGATAGCTCTTTCTCATCGATTGTCTCTGCGAGATTGATGTCAAATTGAGCGGTGTCAACTTCATCCATCATGTCTAATTCAGGATCACCAATTAAAACATCGCCGTCTGGCAGCTCTTCGATCAGCAGGTCATCGGCTGGTGCGCCTTCGGTGAACGGGATAATATTTGGATCAGCCATACATTGTCATCCTCTTAGCTTCGTTTATTTCGTCTTCTTCTGGGTCTTCGCTATGTCCAACGAACCAACCTTTTCGTAATCTTAACCACGCTTGGGTGCATGTGTCTACTACGTCATCATTGGGGTGCGCGGGAAAGGCGGCACATATATCTATTAAATCTTTAGCCCATTTCCTGTTCGATGGATAGAAGATTCTGCCATCTTCCAGCATCGCGCTCGAAGCATGGGCGCGCGCTTCCTTATCACGATCTGGTGAATATGCCAATACTGGAACGCCAGCCATACGCAGGTCTTGCAAGAGGGACTGGCCTGACGCCTTCTTCTCAATCAAGACTGCATCTGGCTCCCATAGGTCGTAGGATTCCTGTGCGATCCTGCGGAGGTCTGGGTAGTTCACTTTGTCGTACCACGCCTCCAGCACAATGGCGCACATGACGCCCTGATGGCGAAACACGCCCCAAGTAGTTCTGGCACTAAAGCTGGAGCTTTCCTTTGCCTCGAAGGCTGTGTCCCATGATTGCAGGACGTATTCGATGTTGTTGGGCATCTCTTCGCTCTCCCAAGGAACCCACCACGATGACTTGAGAATACCACCGCCCTTGGGGCTTGGTCGCTGCTGTAGCTGACCAGCGGCTGCGTAGGAGCCAAGGCTGCGCTCCAAGGTCGATAGTGTCTTCTCATCAATTCTTGCAGGCCACAGCAGTTCGCCCTCCTTGGTGCGGGGGTCTGTAAAGCCAAGAGTGGATTTCATTGGATTTGGTGCGCCAACCTCATATCGGGCAGGTATCATTAAGTGATCCCACTCATCGCCAAGTTGGTTGGCTAGGATATGCCCAGTCAGGTCTTGCTCATGTACGCGCTGCATAATGATGATAAAGGCGCCAGTTCGTGGATCGTTAAGGCGTGTCTGCATCGCCTGATCCCACCACTCTAGGACGCCCTCACGCACCTTGGAGCTGTCGCTTTCCACTACGTTGTGCGGGTCATCAATGCAGATGATGTCGCCACCATCCCCAGTTAGGGCGCCACCTACTGACGTTGCGATACGGTAGCCAGTCTGATTGTTCTCAAAACGCTGCTTTTGGTTCTGGTCTGACGTGAGCTGAAACTTATCGCCAAAGTGGTCTTTGTACCACGGGCTATCGATTAGGCGGCGACACTTGGTGCTATCCCTGATTGACAGGGAGCTTGCGTAAGATGCGTATAAGAACTTTTTGTGCGGCTGGTGCGTCCAAGTCCAAGCAGGCAATGCAACGGCCACGCTGATTGACTTCATGTGTCTTGGCGGCACGTTAATGATCAGGCGCTTGATGTCGCCATCGACTACCGCTTGAAGGTGGTCACTGATTGCATCGACGTGCCAGTTGTTTTGGAAGTCAACGCCCGGTTCAATCGTCGGCCAAGCTGCCTTGGTGAACTCCCTGAGACTGCGCCGATATTTCTCTGCCCTGACCTGTTCGATCTTCAATCCTGCTAAATGCTGCCTC